TGTAGGGCCCTCTTGAGGCATGGCACACACCACATACCTGCCATAGCTCCCTGCCGGGGCAACTACATTGACGATAATTTGGAATGTACCTCTCATCATAGTGTAGTTGGCCAGCTTCGCGGCCACTCCAGCCGTGGACAGCCAAGTTGCGAACGGTTGAATAGACAGGGCCGTGCTATACGCAGGGTCTAGGGTAGTGATAATCGCACCTGCAATGGACACAGGTCGGAGTAGAAAATCCTCTACCGGTGCAGTAGGCATCTGCTGATGGAAGGTCACAGTATCCGTTGGAGCTACAACAGCAGCTGAGGAGAGCTGCATGGTAGCGGTAGAAGCTTCGAGCGCCATGCTTGTGGTGGCGCTGGTATCAGCCGATTCGGCTGGTTTAACTAAGGTTAAATTCGACATAGTGTCAGATTGGTAAATGATGCCCGAGATTTGTTCTTCCCTCGGTACGTGGAAGGGTCTAACACTCCATGTCTGAAAAGTGTTTGACCTCATTTGAGCGAACCAGAAATCATACGGCCTGATTACTAGATACGCGTTGTTAGAGATGTCAGCTTCTCTAACTAGCTCTGCAGCGAGACCGAGCTGCTCCTCATAGAACTCCTTGCCATGAAGCATGGACTCCTTAAGATACTCACTGATGACCGTAGCGGCGTGGTCTTTGTCTGTCAAAATGCTCTCCTTCTTCATCATGAGCATGCGACACAACGACTTCTTGTCCAACTTGGCTTTATACAGTCCCAGGTCCTCATCCCAGTCAAAAGTACGCTTTAGGAATGAGACCTCAAAGATTGTCTTCGGAACAAAGACTTTGGTCTTTTGGGCGTCGGTCATAACCATACCGATCTCATCGGACCAAATCTTGCAGTACTCATCCGTAGGTTTCTTCCTCATAGCCTTAAGGTTGTCATCCCCATACGTCAATAGGGCATTGTTCATCCGAAAGGAGAAACCATCGAAAGTGGGGGGGAGGGGGTCAGCGGCAAACATGACGGACCACTTGACCACGTCGTCCAGGTTACCCTCAAAACCGTGCATACGGTAATACACATACCGTTCCGACAGCGAAATCGCAATACCGTTCACCTCTACGGTGGCGTCATTACCTGAAGGATTCCAAGTTTCCCTAAAGAGATCGTTCTTGATGCTGAGCGTGACGTGCTGCAGGGAGAAAATAAGCCTCATTGCCTTCTCCCAGTCTCCGCCCAGAAGACGCGTCAAACAAGCTACCGTCATAGCTGTATAATGGAAGAGATGCCCACTCCACGCCTTATCCATAGCAACGACGTCACCATCATAAATGTTGGTCAGGGACTCGTCCACGGACTGCAAGAACTTGACAACAGTGTTGCTGTCCCCCGAAGTCATATTGATCCCCACCATACTCTCGAAGAACAGGGGATGGGCTCGAATGAAGGACTTCCAACATGAAGAATACCTCTTCAGCACGATATTAAACGAGGCTGGCAGGTTCACGAAGACTCTAGGATGCTTGTCAAGTTTGACAGGCTCGTCTTTCAATGTGCAAACTCCGATAACGGAGGGAATGGAGGTCTCTAGGATTGCCTCAATCTCATCGATAGATTTCGCAATGCGAGGGTCCAATTCACAAGCGTCGAACTCCCTGTGGATAAACCGCAGTTTCGGTCCGGTAAACGGTGGACCCACTGAGGTCTGCATGTTCATCCCCCCTACGAAGGTTCCGGGGACTCCCATTATCG